GGTTAGGCATTTAAAATGATTATACATTTCTAGTGTAGTACCATCATGTGTTTCCATAAAAGTTTCAAGTTTTTTTTTATCCAACTTAAAAGTTTTAGAAAAATCACTGATTAGATTCTGCATTATTTGTCGCTCTTCTTTTTCGTAATCTACCAAAAGCCTTCTGTGCCTTTCCATAAATAGGCCATTAATATCGTGAGCGTCATCGGAGTTTTTTACACTAGATAGTTTATCTTCTAATAAATATAACTCCATTTCAGATTGATACAAATATGTAGAAGTTTCGTAATCTCCATTAATTATTTTGTCATATAATGGAGCTTTTTTATTCAGTAAGTCTCTCGATTGATACCTTCTCCACCATTGATAACAGTTGTATTTGTTTTTTGGAAGTTTGCTCATCTGCTCTTCCAAAAAAGATCTGTCTAATTTAACTCTCATATTTTACTTATTCATTAAATTAAAGTGTCTCTCGTAAACGTGAAGATTAGTTATCATCCAATTCATAGTGCCTACTTTGTATCCAGTCTTTTCAGAAACGTATTCCATTAGCTTTGAAAAACAGAATTGATCGTTGCAGAAACCATACACTAAATCTATGCTTCTTGCAAAAACTGTTAAGTGTAGTTTATCGTCTTTTATGTAGAAGTTTAAAACATCGTTGCATGGAGTATCGTATTTGTATCTATCTAATTCATCTAGCAAATAGTGTACCACAATAGCTCTACGTGTTTCTTTGTTAGATTTAATTTCTTCTATGGCTCTATTTAATTGGTTATTGTAATTCCAATAGTATCCATAGTTTGAATTAACTTCAGTTGTGTCTGGGATCATCATAAGCTTCCAAATCTTAGCTCTTTCAGATATAGCTTGCGCATCTCTATCGCCTTTTAAATACCATTCCCATTCATACTCTGCATAGTCTTGATTAAACTTTCTTTGAGGTGTAGATATAACTCTTTTAGTTGGATCTATCACTGTAAAACTTGTATTAAATATTGCTTTTGTATTTGCGAAGTTTTCTCCATGAATTATTATATGTTTATATAATTCTTCAAATGCCATTGTTGGATTAATAAATTTCATATTTTTCTACTTTTATAAACTTTTTTAGAAATTCTATTCCTGTGTTATCTCGATAGTCTTCTAAATATACAACTCTTTTTATTTCCGATTGCAGAATAAGTTTGCTGCAGTCTAAACAAGGCGATAGCGTCAAATAAAGTGTACCTCCTTTTATAGACTGTCTTGATTTTGCAGCTTTAATTATCGCGTTACTTTCTCCATGAATCACGTGAGGAAATGTTACATTACTCGAATCTTCACATACATTTAGCATGCCATTAGGAGTTCCATTATATCCAAAAGATATGATATTTCCATCTAATTCTATAACTGCACCGACTTTAGATCTTGTACAATGAGAAAGAATAGAAATTTCTTTTGCAATATTTAAAAAAACTTTGTCTAATCTTTTTTGTTTATTATATTCCGGTGCTTCCAAAACCTCCACTACCTCTTTCTGAGTGTCTGGCTGGAAATTCTTGAACGACTTGAACATCTGAGTAATTTATTTGTATTAAAATGAATTGAGTCAATTTTTGACCAGGAACTATATCTACTACTTTATCACCTACATTAATCATATGTAAATGTATCTCGCCTTCATAATCTTCATCTACTACGCAAGCTCCAACTACTAATCCTTCTTTTGTTGCTACACCAGATTTATTAAATGCAATTAATGCATAGCCTTCAGGCACTTGAGCTTTTATTCCTGATGGAATTAATATAGATTTTCCAGGCCACACTTTTGATTTTTCAAAATCATCAGGCACAAAAAAATCTAAACCTGCTGATTTGCCTGTTCCTCTTGCAGGAGTTTTAACATCTTTAACTTTTTTTATTAACATATTATTCATGATTTATTTCTAATAGATTTTTAGCTTTTTCGTAATCTAAGTTATATAATTTTTTTGTTTTTGATCCAGAAACTATTTCTAATTCATCGCAAAGCGTAACGAAAGAATTTATTTCTGATACGGTAGCTTGAATTTTTGCTGCTTTAGCCAAAGAAACAAGTTTTGTTTTTGATATTACTGGATCTTGCTCTTTCTTTCTGCCGTTTTGATAATATAATTTTAACAAATTTAAATTCAATTCCAATTGTTTAAACTTTGGTGTTACTAAAAGTTTTTTCATATTATCGTAAGATGTCCATTGATAGTAAGAACTAAACGATACACCAATTAATATAATAAGTTCTAAGAAGATTACCATTATTGCAAAAGCAAAACTATTTTCTTCTATCTTACTTTCTTTTCCAATCACTCTATTTTGTAGTTTCTGCTCAGCTTCTTTTATCTTCGCATCTTTAGTCTCTTCTAGTGAAGTAACAATAGAATCTCTATATCGTCTATCATCAGCAGTTCTCACAAATTGAGATCTATAAAACTTAATTTCTTTATTGTAATACTTCGCAATAGAATCCGTTTGTTTAGATATAGTAGAATCCGTTTTTACTTCTAACGTTTCTCTTGTGTCTATGAGTCTATGAGAACCTTTTAAAGATAGATAAAAAGATCCTGATACGAGCATTATAGAAACGATAGTTCCTATTAATATATTTGGAGTAAATTTTCTAAATTTAACTGCGCTCTGAGTCAATTGCTCGAATGCGAATCTTTTAAATAGTTCATATCCTACCATAAACAAAATAATGAATATGGAAAAGAATACTTCTTGACCTGGAAACAATGTCGGAATACTATTAGTCACATCTTTTATAAAGAAATAGCTAAACAATATTAAAAAGAAATTTCCCAAAAAAGAAAAGTAATAAAGAGTACTACTTAGCGGATTAAAATTCTTTTCAAAACTGAACGTTTCAAGATCATTTCTTAACTTAAAAAATTTGTCTAATTTCATTTTTTTGTTTTTGTTTTTTGATTAGGTTGTTTTTTTTTCATGACTTCGTTTAGAGATGCCATGTAAGCCACACAATCTAGATAATTGTCTTCTTTATAATTCCAAGAAGCTCTAGATAATTTTAATGCCATCATGCAATTATACATATCGAAAACAGTTATTTCTTTTCTCGATAATTCAGATGCAATTCTTGCGGCTTGTTCCATGCCTTCTTCGAATGGTCCATACATTCTTTCTTTCTCTTCGTTTCTTTCGAAAACAATTTGATGTGCTTGTTGTAATATACTCATAACTTTTATATTTTTATCCATTTATTTGTTGATTCTAATTTAAAACTCGCTATATAATTCATATTCCAACTCTTTGGCTCTATTATAGAAAGGAACATATCTTCTTCGCTTTTTGAATATAGATGATAAATGTGACCTACTGTTGGTTGGAAATTATATTTAACTTTAGTATATATTAAATCATTCCACTCGTATTCGTTTTTTAATTTTTGAGCTTCGGCTATAAGTTCGTTATATCTAGCTTCAAATTCACTATTAACATCTTTTATTTTTGCAAGTTTCCAACCGTCTACATTATCTGCATATATAGCAGGTGCTCCTAAGTTACTTCCATAAGTTAATTCTCTTGGATAATAACCTCGCTCTTCACTCCATACTACTAGATCAGGTTTTTTTTTACTCACTTACTATAATTTAATTGATTTATTTTGAATAACGAAGAGAATCTTTGTGGTCGCCCCATTCTCTTTGAGAATCTACGTCTTTGGCTTTGATTGTTGGTAGAGGCATATTTTTTGCAACGTTCCAAAACCAATCTCCAGGCTTACCGAATTTTTTAATAAATTCCCAACCTTTAGCATCGTAAGTGCGTATGCAATCAAAAGGCGGAATTATATCAGAATCAGCTGTAAATTTCTTGGCATGCGTAAAAAATTTGGCTCTCCCTAGCTCTCCAGGTTGCACGTTCCTTGCTACTGCTATAGCATTAAAGGTCGTATTAGGAAGAGCGATTTGGAGCGTCCGGGACAGCACCCCAGTAGAAAATACTGTCCACATTTCAGGAATTGCCATATCCTTAAAGTTATCATAGAATATCCTTACACCACCAGCCACTACTAATTCATGCTTAAGTCCAAAAGGCAAATACTTTGCGCCGATCTTTTCAGCGAATTGTTTTGCCCAAATGTTTGCAGTTGGCATTGCAGGTATTCTTACGAAGATTGGAATTGCTCCATATTCGATGGCTGTCAATTGATGAGCTGATGCTTCTTTGGAAGCCGGCATAAATAGATACAACTTCTTGTTATATTTCTTTGCTAAATAACACAGAGAAAATGGAGCGTATCCCGTTCTCGGTGCTACATAAACCAAAGCGTCTTCTTTTACTTGTGATATAAAGAAGTCAGCCATTTTTGCTTTGCTTCCAAACTCAAACTCTCCATCATCTACTATTTTAAATCCATCAATGTCTTTAATAGTAAAAGTAAAATCATGTTTGTAATCTTTGGTAAGATCTAAATAATACTGTAGATCTTTACCGTTTGCTAGATCAAGATTCGATTGATCAGTTGCTTTGTTGAGGAACATATATTAATTCGTTTAAGTATGGATAATTTTTTGGGCGTAAATGAACAGAACTTTTCTGTTCTAAAATTTCTAACATTTTCATTCCATCTGAATCTACCCATTCATCCGGCCATACTATATATTTTAATCCTGAATTTTTTATTATTTCATTGGCTATTTCTACAAGCTCCTGTCTTTCTGCTCGAGTTCCAAAAAATGGTTTCTTTTTATATAAACCTGTGCCAGGTATTTTGCGTGATTCATGCTCAACTGGAATGATTGTTGCTAATGTGCAATCTTTTAATTGTTTTGCAAATTCTACATATCTAGTAAATAAATCTATAGTAGCCTGTTTAGGATTTTCTTGTCTCATAAGATGGAAACGAACATCAATACAGCCAAAATACAGAGTTGTCTCATCGTACTTTTCATTTATCTGCTCAGGAGTCGATCTCTTCAAGAATCCGTGTAGAGTGCGGCCAGGAGTAAAGTCTAGTGTGTATTTGGGTTTCCAAACCGATAAACCATGTGAATCAGATATAACGGCTTTTCTTGTTCGCTTACCATAACTCATAAACAGATCTACAAAGTTTCCAACAGGAAACTCAGCATTTTCTATTTTCATTCTCTTGTTAAATCCTTCGAAGTCAAACTCTTTATTGATGAATTTAACACCGCCTTTGAAATCTGCCATTGCTTGCATCTTTTCATAGTGTTCTTTTTGAGGTCCACCGGGAACATTGAATGAGCCTTCCATGAAATTAACGCCTTCACACACAAAGAGAGCATCGTAGTCCTTCCAAGTGTTGGGTTTGGGGTTTACGTCTATTTGATCTTCGGGGAAATAGTCTCGAATCATTCGAGTGGCGATCAATCCGTATGCGCCGCCTTGGGAATTGGTCGTAGAGCCTACGTTTCCCATAATACTTACCATTGCGTATTTTGCCATAACTTTTTGTTTATCTGTAATAATAATCAATTGTTTTTACCTAATAAAATATATTTTTTAAGAGACATAAAAAAAGCACCTTTTCGGTGCTTTCAGTATATTGGTTTTACTTTTTATAGTACTTCGAATCCACTAGATTCTATAGCTGCTACGAATTGTCTTGACTGTTCTGCTGGCACTTCTACTTCTAATTTTGTGGTATAATTAGAATATTCATCACCAGGTACTATTGTAGCTTTTATGATTTTGATTCCTTTTTTAGGCAACATGCTTTTGATAAAAGCTGTGTCACTTTTTATATCTTGAGAATCAGTTAGATCAACGGACCATTCAACTGTTTCGATATCATCGGCCCAAGGCAAATATCTGCTAAGGTTCATCTTATCCTTCATGTAAGTACTCCTTGAAACTCCTGCTGGAATCTTACCTGCGGGTTGTGCTTGATAGCCTGCTTCTTCTATATCTCCCTCTTGCATTGCTCCACCAAACTTTTTCACAGCTTGAGCGTAAGTCATTGGCGGAATGTCGCCGATACTTACCATGTCTGTTGGTTTCAATTTATAACCTTCATGTTCTTTTTTGAAATAGTTTGCGTCTGAAAACCAAATTTCATCTCCGTCTTTTTTTACATTTTTAGCTTCTTTCATCTGTCTTGTTGGAGTTCCAACGCCAACTTTCTGCTCTGCTTTTTTAAGTAAGTCAATCACCTTTGTCACAGATTGTTCTACAGGAATATCGAACATTCCAGTTCCCAAATCTATATTTATGCCTGCTTCATCAGGAAGATTTTGCATATCGTGACTTTTTTGCTTATACAAACCAAAAAACTTCTTTGTGACTTTAGTTGTCCATAAAGTAAAACTCACATCTATTGTCTCTCCTACTACGGGTTGACCTATTTTTTTCTGTATCTCGTCTTCTGAAGGTTGTACGGTCATTCTCAATATACTTCCGTCTGGTAGTGTTTTAAATGCTTCTATTAAAGGAAATCCAAATGATGGATCCACATCTACTTCGTATGCCATTGATTCAAGCTTGCTTGTCAAAGGTTTAATTAGATCCCTTACTGTTGCTTCGTTAATGCTTTCTTTCAAAAGAGGATTATTTTTTAAATACTTATCGTAATCGAATTGTTTCATGCTTATTTATTTTTTATTTTATGTTTTATTTATATCAATAAATATATAAAAAAAAGAAAACGCCCGTAGGCGTTTCTTTAACTATTACTTACAATAAACTTACTTTTGAACTTTTACAGGCGCTGCATCTGTTGCAGAATAACCAAGAAAGAACATTCCTACTACTTGAGCGATTTGTCCAACTAGGTTTAAAGTGCCAGTTTGAGAATTGATTAAGTAGCTGCCAACTGCTGCTAACAAGCCACCTAAAGTTGTTTTCCAATTTTTCATCATTTTTTTTGTTTTAAGTTAAAAAATGTGTAACTGTTTACTATAATAAATATTTGATTTTTGCTTTTACATCATTCCTGCCATAGAATCTTGTGCTTTTTCATCTTTGTTTTGTTTTTCAAAAACTACAGATTCTGTTGTTAAGATAGTACCTGCTACTGATGCAGCATTTCTTAAAGCCGTGATGACTACTTTTGCTGGATCAATAATGCCGGCTTCAAATGCATCTACAACTTTACCATTCTTGGCATCGTATGTAGCATTCTTCAAATCAGATGTATGAATGTCATGAGCTACTGAATACCACTTATCATTTCCAGCATTTTCAAGAATCTTCATAAAAGGAGCTGCGCAAGCCATACTAACAATTTGTAATCCTTTATCATTATTGTCTTCAGCACAATCAAGTACGTCGTACAATACAATACCACCACCAGGAACAATACCATCAGAAAGTGCGGCTTTGGTTGCAAATAAAGCATCTTCTACTCTATCAGCTTTTTCTTTGATTTCGATATCAGAATTGCCTCCAACAGATATGATAGCTACTCCACCAACTAGCTTTCCAAGACGCTCCTGAAGCTTCTCTTTTTCATAGAACGATACAGCCTTATCAATCTGATCTTTGATTTCATTTGCTCTTTCTTCGATCTTAATTTCATCTCCTTTGCCATCGATAATAGTAGTCTGATCTTTGGTAATTGTTACCATTCTTGCTCGGCCTAAGAATTCGCCAATTTGATTTGGTGCAATCTTATCTAATTTATGACCTTTATCTTTAGACATTACTTGTCCGCCTGTTAATATTGCCATGTCTTCAAGCAATAGAGTTTTTCTGTCTCCGTATTCTGGAGCTTTTACTGCACACACTTGTATAATGCCACGCATTTTATTTACAATCAAAGTTGCTAGCGCTTCATCACCAAGATCTTCTGCAATAATTAATAGTGGTTTATTTTCTGAATTAGCTTTAGTTAACACTTGCAACAGCTCTTGTGCTGTAGAAATACGACCATCATACATAAAGACATATGGGTCTTCGAGCACTGCTTGCATTGTTGCATTGTTGGTTACAAAGTACGGAGATTTATAGCCTCTTTCAAATTGCATACCTTCAACCACTTCTAATTGAGTTTCTCCAGTTTTAGATTCTTCAATTGTGATTACGCCTTCTCTGCCAACTTTTTCCATTGCAGTTGCAATAAGATCTCCAATTTCTGGATCGTTATTTCCTGAAATAGTTGCGACTTGTCTGATTTGTTCTTCTGTAGAAACATCGATTGCCATTTCTTTAATTTTCTTAACGGCTTTTTCTACTGCAGCATCGATTTGTTTTTTAACTGCTACTGCATTTACTCCTTGATGAATCAAAGTCAAACCTTCTTCAACCATTTTAGTTGCTAAGATTGTAGATGTAGTTGTGCCATCACCCGCTTCGTTTGCACATTTAATACTTACTTGCTTTACTAATTGAGCACCTAAATCTTCAACTTCGTCTTCTAACTTATTGAATGCTTTTGCCACTGATACTCCATCTTTTGTGACTTTAACTTCGCCTGTTTGTTCTTTGATTAGAACTGTTCTGCCACCTGGACCAAGTGTAGATGAAACCGATTGGTTCAACTTTTGGATGCCAGTGAGCAACTTTTCTTTTAATTCTTTTCCTGATAAATTCTGTGTTGACATAATTTGTTTTTTAATTTACTTTTGATAAAATTTCTATTTCTTTACAAATGAAGAAATCTTCTCCTTCAATTGTTATTTTCATTGCACCAAGTTTTGGAATTAGCACTGAATCTCCAACATTTAAGCTTGATTCTAAATTAGTGCTTGTGTTCCAATTATATGTTGGACTTGTTGCTACTACTTCCGCCATTTCAGGACGTTCTTTTCCAAGATCTGGAATGATGATGTTGCCAAACGTTTCTTCTTGAGATTCGATTGGCTTTAGAATGATATTACCATTCAGTGGTTGTAACTTACTCATGTTTTGTATTTGTTTTTAAATTGTTTCTGGTTCTAAATCTATTATTGCTTCGCAAAGATACATTAAATCTTCTTTTCTAAATGCAATATCTGCATCAGCCCAAATTTTTAAAAGATCTATATCTTTGCAATATTCTGCTTTTACGATTCTTTTCACGATGAAAAGTGAATCATTAATTTTCAAAACTTCTCGATTGAATAAACTCATAACTTGATACGGTAGGCTTGCTTTTATTTAATTGTTATTTTCTTTGGCTCTTTTGAATCAGCATAAGGAACATCTACTATTAATAGTCCTTTGTCCATTTCCGCTGTCAATTTGGTTAAATTAAATTTGCCTGCTACTTTCCAAGCGAGATCGAAAGATCTGCGAGCAATGCCTCTTTGTACGTAGTTTTTTAATTCTTCTTCTTCGGCTTTTTCGTGGGAAATTCTTAGTGTATCGCCGTCAACTGTGATATCGAGATCGGATTTTTCTAATCCTACTACGGCGAGTTCGAATCGCAACCCTTTGTCTGTTTCATAAATGTCAACTGGATAGTTGATTTTTTCTTGAATTGTGTTGAATCTTGAGTTCGTATCGAAGAAATTTTTCCATACGATGTCTAGTGGGTCCATTGCCCATCTGTTTAATAATTGTGTCATTTTTTAGTTTTTTGTGCTCCCATTAGGTGAGCGATTAATAATTGTTTTTCGTAACCAAGACCTTACCGTATCTTGTTATTTATAAATAAATATACATAACTTTGGATTATTGGAGAAATTTATATTTTTGGTGACATAAAAAAGCTCAACCTTACGGGGTCGAGCATTCACTTATGGTCTAGATAAGCAGTCCTATGGTAGCAGGACGATTATTTTATTATCTCCATTTCATTGGATAACCGTATTCATCGTTCATTTCAATATTGTACTTATCAACTATTATTTTCTTGGCAGCTTTTCTAAATGGATCCATACCTGATGGTAAAAAATCTCCTAATTCATCTAAAAGATGATAGTATAGATCTGATAATTGGTCTGCATCAGTTAGCCTTGAAGCGTAAGATATTTCTTTATGCATTGATAATTGCTCTTCTGCAGCTTTAATTATGCCTTTTGCCAAAGCAACTATCTCTAGTGCGGCTTTTTTGTAATTATTTTCTTGGCCTATTGCTTCATTTATTATAGTCAAATATATCTTTGGTTCGTCTACAGATCCGTCATTGAGATCAACCGCAGTTATACTTGCAGGTTTTCCTTTATACATAAAGGCTTTATCAGGAGCTTTTAAGATAAGGTCTCTATATTTTTTATTGGTTCCTAATTTATCAGAATCTAATTCTTTGCCTTTTAGAGTTATCTGTTCTGCAGAATCTATGTCAATTTCTACATCTTTTTCTTTGTTTTTAGCTTCGTTAATGATCTTTTTTAACAGCAAATTACTCTTTAAGTATTTTTGATAGTCGAATGGTTTCATTATTTTTTTCTTTTCTTAGATTCGTTTATGTCTTCTTTTGATTTTAGTGCTTGAATTGGTTTTTCACCTGAAGCTCTTTTCAAATATTTTCCAGCTTGTTGTGCGTCTGATGTCTGACGTATTTTTTTATCAGTAGATATTTTTTGATTTATAGAACTTACTAAAGAGGCTAATAATTTAGGATTGTTTCCTACAAATAATTTAATTTTGTCTATGAATGTTTTATTGTCATTCATAAACTTTTCAATTTTTGCTGCATTTGGATTAGATGAAGTTGTAGACTTCTCTTCTTTGTCTGCTTCGTGAATATCCATTTCGTAAGCACTCAACTCTTCTCCGTCTGGCGAAAGTATTGCTCTGAAATCTCCATTTGGTTCCATAACATTTATGTTGCCAGTGATTCTGTCAACTCCAATAGATCCAAGTTTTTTACCTTGACTCTCCATGTATTCTCTACCTATTTGATCTTCTTCGTCGGTTGGTCTTCTAGCTGAGAAAGTCCAGCCTTTTTCACCGGCAAAGTCTTTCATTTTTCTTAATGGATTGAAACCTTCATCCATGTCTTCAGTATCGTCAGTGCTAGTAAGTTGTTTACCATCCCAACCCATATCTAAACCTATGAACTCTTTTTTACTATCGATCCATTTTATTACCGCTTGTAAAAAAGGTATAACTTTTTTTAATTCTCTATCACTTAAGGATTCCCAATAATCAAATGGTTTTCCTATGATGTCTTCTATAATATCATCTACTAAATAATCATCAAGCTTTCTTTGATATTTTTTATTCGTCAGTAATGTATCATATAAATCTGAGGCGGTTTTCATAAATGGATTTTTTGATGGATTAAAATCTTCACCCATCCAATCTGCATCTTCATCTCCCGTAGTTTGTCTTGTAGACTTATTTTCCTCTTTCAAAAGAGGATTATTCTTCAAATACTTATTGTAATCGAATTGTTTCATGTTTTTTGTTTATACTAATAAATATATAAAATTATGAATTAATGACCATCTCTAAAGTTTTTTGCAATCTCAGGAGGCGCTTTAAGAGCGATACTTAGTTTAGTAGTATTTTCCATAAGATCTTTAACCAACTGCGCACACTCTTTATCATAATCATGATCCACTTCTACGATGATCTGATCATGAATTTGAGCAGATACCCAACCTCTAATACCTCTTTTGATTAATTCTCTATTGATTGCTAAAGCCGCTCTATTCACAATAGATGCAGATAGACCTTGGATCTGTACGTTTTTGGCGTTGTTTAGTCCGTTTATAAAGTCTCTGGATAGATTCAGGATCTTTTCTTTGCCATATTCGTATTCCAATTGACGTTTGGTATTCCAATCTAACATAGCGTCTCCAAGAGCTTCATATATCTTCTTGACTTTGGGTAAGTGTCTGATGCGACCAACTTGTGTTTTAACGTATCCAAGATTTCGAGCATCGTTTTCAGATTGCTTCATCCAGTTTTTCAATTCAGGAAACCCATCCAAGTAACCGTTTACCAACTTCTGAGCTTCTTTGGTTGGAACATTAATGTTTTTACCAAGAGCATAAGCTCCCATGCCATATGGAATACCCAAAGAATAAGCTTTAGCTTTGTTTCTCAAAGCGGGAGCAAGTTTTCTAAGATAGTTGTCTGCTTTTTTATCTGGAGAATATTGATTCAGCTTCTCTGTTTTAATAGCGATGGTTGAATAGAAGTCCCAATTGTTTCTAAATATATCTTTAAGACCATCGTCTCCAGAAACATGAGCAAATACGTGAGGCTCAAGAGATTCATAATCACAATCTATGAATATGTTATGGTGTTCTGGTATAAAGAAAGCTCTAACCATATTATTATAGTGCAACACTATTGGATCATCATCGCCTTCTTCTTTTACTTTAGGTAATTGTTGAGCATCAGATCCATAACGACCAGAAACTGTGCCATGTTGTTTATAATAAAAGTAATAACGACCATTTTCTTCACTATCTAAGAAACGATCAATATAAGTAGAACTTATTTTAAGAAGTCTATTATATATTCTCAAATATTTAGCCCAATCACATTTATCAAATATAGATTCTATAAAAGAGTCATCAAATTGAGGTTTGCCTTTTGCAGTATTTGATTTAGGTTTCATGCCTAAAGCTCCAAATGTAATTTCACCTAAATGATCTTTTGATTGTATATTAAAATAACCACCGTCATTCTCTTCTTTCCACATACCAACACAAAGTTTAATAATAAAGTCTTCATCTAATAGGTTTTGATCACCAGTTAATAAGAATTTTTTGTATTGAGACTCTGGTAATCTTGTAACATTTGATTGAGTGATACTATATTTACCAGTTTTTTCTGATCTAGGAATATCTAGTTTAATTTCTTCGATTAGCTTTTGAGCAAATGTACCTTTATGATTTGGTGGAAATGTTTCTATAGCTTTGGCAATTACCCATTGTTGAACTCTGCCATCTGAAAGCAAAGCTTTAGTCACTAGATCTCTGTGCTTTTTTAATTCTATTGTTATCTCTTCTTTGGCAGACTTAATTAAATCTAAATTTAATTTAACGCCTTTTTCTTCCATAGGAATAGTTACTTCTCTGTAAAGAGGCATAACTTCATCTTCGAAGAAAAACTTTTCGAGATCTTCTGATTTAAGTATTTCTATGAAGTGATGATATAGTCTTAAAGTCAGATCTGTATCAGCTGCAGCATATTTACTTAGAAGATTTATATCAGCTTTCCAAATCTCATAGTTTTCTTTAGTGATTTGACCGCCATTAGCTTTGATTGAAGTCTTTAATTCAATTTGCTCTTCATTAGCTTCTGCTTCTACATCAAGACCAATTTCTTTCTGGATAAGTTTAGCAATTGACTTTAGTCCGAAAGGACTGCCAGAACCAAATCCAGCGCCTTCTTCTTGAACAGTATGCACTAGCAATACAGTATCTACATAAAGACTAGGCGCAAGATCTATGCCATAAAATGCTTTTACGAAGCGGCAATCAAAGCTGCCATTATGAAAAATGAGTTTTTTACCAATTAATAGTGTTATACACTTTTTTGCTAACTCATGACAATTATGACCATCGATGGTATTGTCTTGAAGATCATCATTAGTAAAGATCATAGTCGGCAAATAATAACCGGTACCAATTGTAGTACTTATACTAAAACCAATGATTTTACCTTTTCTAGGATTCAGACTGTTTGTCTCTGTATCGAATGCGATCAGATCGCTTGATTTGATTTCAGAGATCATGGCTTTTAACTTGTCGAGATTGTCGACTAATACGTAACTTTTTTCTTGCATAACTATTTATTTTTCATCATTTTCTTTTTTCTTATACGGGAATAATTTATTTAATTCCTCTTGTCTACGCGTGCAACCGCAGTCTTCTATACCCACTGCTTTTGTTATTTCTTTAACTAGTTTATCTAGCTGAAGAAGAGATGTGAGATAGGCGACTGTGTCACCTAGTCCCTCTTGTTTCGTTTTTTCGCTCATACAAAAAATCGTTTCTTAAAATTACTATTTGCTTTGCAGTATTGTTTGCTAAATCTCTGATTTGATGCCAAATGGATTTCATCTCTCTTTTGTGATTAATAATTACTATCCATTGCAAAATTTGAGATACTATTAATAAACCAATAACAGATATTATAATAATGTTTGTCATATACCAAATATAAATGATAATTATTTACTTTTTCAATTTATTATTTACGTCAACCTCTTTATTTCCTTTCAAGTGCTTTGGGTCATATGGGCAGTGCCTACATTTATTTCCACAACAAGTTCCACGTTCCAAATGAAAAAGCGCAGTAAAAACTACTGCGCCATTTTCTAAGTAATAATGTTTATTTTCTTCGAAATTTTTCATTTTATTTTATAGGGCAAACTCCGCTATCACAGTCCATCAATTCCATCTCTGATTCCTTTACTTCTACTGATGTTATCGGTGTTGTTTTACTGACCATTTCTTCGTATTTCTCTTTTGTAATAGTTTCATAAGGAGCTTGATCGAATCCATGACCATATTGCAACAAGAAAGATACTGTTTTAATTTCGTGTCTAAAGTGTTTTCTTAAATAGTCTTTTATATTCTCTAAATCTTCTTTCTTATAATAAACAGTGCAGCTTACAGAATTATCTGACCATTCAGCTTGCATCTTTCTAACCATGTCCATCTGTGTTTTCCAATCGTAATCCGCAGCGACAGGCGTAGTTTCTGGTAATTTACAAGGAAACGATATTACCATAGTAGATTTGTCCTCAGATCCATCAAAATTTCTCTGGTATTCTAAAGGAAAGCCATGGCTTCTACAAATAGCTATCAATGGAGATTGACTTGATATTCTTACACGTCTAATATAATATGGGCCCGCAGGATTTGGATGAACGCCTGGGGTAACGCCAGCTAATAAGCTAAGCGTACCGCTTGGTTTAATAGTTGTTAGTTTGATACTTTCAGGGAAACCATATTCTCCAGAATACCATTTATCGTAACCTCTTAGCCATGTGTATGCTTCTTTTAACCAGCTTCTTTGTTCTTCGGTTGCTTGAAGTACTCCAGTCATTCCAATTCCCATTCTCATATTTTTGTTTACTATTGACTCAGTTTCTTTGAGAGAACAATGCAAAGCTAAAGAATGCTTACACATTCTATATGCATATTTTAAAACTTCTTGAAGCTGTTCGTAATTATCTATATTTGGTAAATAGACTTCTGCAAGGCAACAAGTTTCTTTATCAGCTAAAGATTGCTCAGCGCATGGATTAAAGCCTTCTACTTCTGGATCAGGATATTGTGTTTCTCCTGTTCTGCCAACTGCTTTTGCTAATTCTAAATTTATAAGACCATAAGGTTCGCCTTGATTATATGTTTCCCAAAATTCATTTGGAAGATCATCTATATTTTCAGGAGCTGCGATAGAATTATTACTCATTGCTCTCCAGTTTGGAATGCTACCAAGATCCCAACGTTTTGCTTTTAAGAATTCTAAATCATCGTAATCGCCAATAGCAATTTGAGCAGAACGTCTAACATTGCCTGCAACTACAACTGCACCAATAATATTCATAATATCTAAGCAATCAATTGGTCTTAATTTTTTATTAGCTCTGCTATTCAATATTCTATTTATCTCACTAATTCCCCAACAAAGATCTTCTGGTCCTGATGCAGTGCCACCGAATCCTTTGATAAGAGCTCCTTTAGATCTAATGCAGATCGTAGAATAGGTAAAGCTTTCTCCACTAAAAAAATAAGCTTTAAGTACTCGACCTAGTAATTTAACCCAGCCTTCTCTTGAATCAGGAACTATAAAGTCAGCATCACCTGTATCTTTTCTTTCAATTTTGATTTTGCCTTTCAGCTTTGGTAATTGATAAACATTATGCTTTTGGATATTATATCCAACACCGCTGCCTAACATCAACATTTCAAAAGTCCATGTGAATGGTCTAATAGGGGAATTTACTACTGTGAATGCGCAATTTTGTAGAGATGGTAAACCTAATTTGTCTACTGTTTTTGTGCCGAGTTGCCACATAAATCTACCTGCTGTGGAGAATTTTAATTGTTTTCTTAGCTCGTAATACCTTTCTTTTTCTTCTGCTGTGAATCCTACTTTAAGTTGTCTTTCTGATGCATCGATTTCTCTTTTGATTACATCATGGAATTCTTCTGTTTTTGAATTGGGATCTTCTTCTTTTAGTCTTCTTGCGTAGGTCCTTTTGAAGGTAATATAACCTATTTCGCCCCATGGGGTCTGTAAATCTTTATTCATTTTAGAAATTTTATTACGTTACAAATTTGCATAACTGTTTACTTAAGAATTGGTATCTTTTTAGGAGAGACTAAAAACCGTTCGGTTAAGAACGGTTCTCGAGTCTGAATTTAGGGACTAGAATTTTTTAGTTAATTAGGCATTGACACCTGGTATAGCATTGTTACCTGATGTAGAAGCAGCTATCTGAGGTTGAGTTCTAGCAATCTTATTAAGAGTCGCTGAATCTAACTTACGATATTGATCTGCACCAACAGCATTCAATTGACTAATTTTGTCAGCGTACTTCATAGGTGGTTCTGCCATTCTGAAGCTGTCTCCTTTTGGAGCGTTTTTGTAGATGTCGATTAAAAATCTCATGATTATATTATTTATCAATAAATATATCTATTCTACAAAAAACTATATGCCTAATTCGAAAAATTTATTTTTTAAATAGTCTTTTTCTGTACTTGAAAAAGATGAATTTTTAAAGCCGCTATTGGTGCTGCCTGTATCGAAATTTAGCTGATCTTCTGATATTTCAGAATTACTAATATCGATCTTTCCATTATGAGTATTTACTATAGATCCGTAAGTCATACCATCAGATCCAAATCTATTTTTCATAATGTGAATTCTACCAGTTCCTTTTATTTTATCTTCTCTTTTTCTTGATAGAGACATAGCGAAATCTGCGATCATCATCTTATTATATGAACCAGCTGCTTTATCACCTTCAATTACATCGTCTTTTGCACCGGCTCTATTTACTTGAGATACAGTCCATACTGGTATTTTAAGTTCTCTTGCCATACCTTTGATAGCAGTATATACATCATCAATTTCGTCTTTTCTATCTACTGATTTTCTTTTAGAAGAAAGCAGATCTACGTAGTCAATAATGATCAGATCTGGTACGAATTCCATATTTTGACATTTCTTGATATGATTTTCTATCGCTTGAGGAGTAGTTTTTCCCATTGGAAATTCTTTAATGATTAATCTTCCATCAAGTTTAGAAACAGCATCTTCAACTTTAGATCTATTTGCAGATAGATTTTGAAAGTCTATTCCTGTAAATAGCGAATCATATCTTTTACCTGTATAATCTGCTGATAGTTCTAATGTATAATGAGCAACTTTCATGCCTCTTTTTACCGCTTCAGCGCCTAAATTAACTAGCATCCACGATTTTCCTCCTCCAGGATTTCCAAATATAATTCCTAAATCGCCTTTTCCTAATCCGCCCATTAGCAATTCATTTAAATGTAGCCACGGAGTTGCAATAGCACCTCTCTCTTCTTCTCTATATCGAGTCTCTACGTCTTTATCATATTCATGACCGAGGTTTTTATCTTGTCCAGCTTTCATGGCTTGATCAACTAATATTCTAATGTCTTCATATTGACCTTTACCGAGTAAATCTACTGAGCTCAATAAAGCTTTTTTTAGCTGTTGATTTCTACAAAAATTGCTAAACTCTTCTTCAACATATTCTCTGTCTTCATTTATAGCTTTGTAAGCCTCTTTTAATTGTTCTACTACACTCACTTTTAAGACTTCATTGTCAATCTTTTTTACCTCTATTTGAAGATAATCAAGACTTGGAGTAGTATGAAATTTATAAAAGTATTTTAATATCTGTGAAACTATCCACTGAGAACTGGGATTATCGAACATTTGAGGATCTAACACATCATTTATGATTTGTAGAAACTCTTTATTCTTCATCAAACTATTTAAAACCTTTAATTGAAATCCTGCTCCGTAGGTGGTAAGCGTGTTCAAAACCTTTGTGTTATTATCCATATTTTTTATTTAATAAATTTTAAGTGATTGAAATTATTGAACAACCATGCTTGTATATTATTGATTGAATTTCCTAAGTTATCTTCGTTATATAATTTTACAAATTCCAGGGAATCTAGATGCCTATTCGGATTAAGTATGAGATTATTTATTTCTTCGAGTGATTCTTCGGCAATATTATTCTCTTTTAAGTTCATAAGCTGCTTATTGATATGCAATTGATGTTGAAATGCTAATATGCTAGAATGAACTTTTTTACCTTCTTTTTCGCACTTTTCTAAAATCTCCTCTAAGCTCACCTCGTCTTCTCCACCCAGCTCAGGAAATAACTTAATCAATGTTTTAGCTCCTAATCCTTTAACGCCTGGTACGTTGTCTCCGCTGTCCCCAAGCAGTATTTTTTGTGTTAAGAAGTTTTGGGAAGTTACTCCATATTCATTTAGCACCATTTTTTGATCATAGAACTTCTTTTTTGTTGGTGAGAATATAGTTACTCGATCTGATACTAATTGCAAATAATCTCTATCTGATGAAGCTATCCATATTTTACCGTCTATAGTTTGAGCTAAATGACCAATAACATCGTCGGCTTCTATCTTATCTATGACTAACAAATCTATTGGTAGTAGTTTAAGATATTCTACTAATCTAATCAATTGAGCTTTTATAGATTCAGATTCTTCTTCACGATTTTCATATGCATCCCAATTTGTAACTCTTGTATTTCCTCTATTTGCTTTATATTCTGGATAGAGATATTTTTTATTGGTTGAGTTGCCTTGACCGTCAAATACTATTATTACTCTAGTGGGTTTAACGAGGTTCATCATATAAGATAGAGATCTTAAGAACCCCGTCAAGCCACCGATTGGGTTTCCAGAGATATTTATGTGTCGTATTACTGCGAAACATCTTAAAAATGTATTTAATCCATCAAGAATTAAAACTCTGCTGTTTATTGATAGATCTAACTTCTCATCTTTTAGAGAATTAAAAATATCTTGGAAATCTTTTTTCATAATTTTTTAGTCTTCGTTATCAAATATTTCTGCTTTAACTGTAGAATCTTCTATTTCTTCAACAACTTCAAATGGTCCAGAACCAAGCACTTGACTCCATTCATCTGCGTGTGCTAACTTATACTTATCTAATTCTTTTTTATCGTCAAAGATAAATCCATGTACAGTCATAATAACTTTTGTCACAGCAGTAACTCCAGTTACGTGATTCTTATCACAACTTATTTTAGTTCTTTTTGCAAATTCAACTTCTTTACCGCCTTTTGTTGCTTTGATCTTATTAGTTCCTGATGATGCAATATTACCAAATGTGATTACAAGAGACGAATCGAAGTACATTGTATTTCCTCCTTTATTACATAGCTTTGGTTGACTCATAATAGTCTCGGGTTTTGCTACCCAAACTTTATTAATGGCAACTAATGTATTCGTATATGGTTGGCTTTCTTTTCTTGATAGGATAACTCTTTGATTAATGAAGTTACCAAACTGCTGACTCATTGCTCCTGCATTCCACTCATTGTTGTTTGTAGATTTTTCTAAACTCATTCTACAAGGAATAGATCCAACTGAATCCCAGAAGAAACATAAATCATAAGGTAAATTACCTCTCTTTTGTTCATCTAAAATATCAGCAATAAATGCACTAACATCTTCAATACAATTTAGCTTTTCTCTATCAACAAATATAAAAAAGCCATTATAATCAGATACTACTCCATCTGCATCTGCTACTTCATTAAATTCTAATCCCATTTGCCTTGCATGATCCCAAGACCATTTCATCTCTGTGATAATAAACACAGGTAATATACCCATTTTTTGTGCTGATACTGCTGCTTCTAATAAAGCGGTTGTTTTACCAGTATCTGAGTGTCCTCTCAATAGCGTGATGTGACCAATAGGAATACCAGGAATTTGTAAAGCGTCTTGAAATGCTTTTGAAACTGGGATCCATTTCTGATCTTTGAATTTAACTGATGTTGAACTCAAATTTTTGGACTTTTTAAAACTGTCTAAATTGAAATTTCCCTTTATTGCTTGGGACACGGTTGCATTAACCGTTTTTACTGCTTTTGCCATAATACTGTTTTAAAAAAATCCCCCTCAATTAAGAGAGGGATTGATGTTAGAAATGTGAGATTAAAAATCTGAGAATAAATCATCGATCTTGGAATCGACATCAGATTTTTTTGTGTTTAGTGTGTACTTTTGCGCTGGTTTGTCCCAAGGCAAATCACTTTCTGGTTCTTTTGATTCTATTGAATCTGCGGTTTCTTTAATCTCTTCCTCAGGATTGAGGTGAGTCATTAATGCAGCTTTCATTTCTTCATACGAAAAACGTTTGAAAAGAGAAGCTGGATCAGGTTGTGTTTCCAACCATAGTTTTACTTTATCTGAATCTTCAGACAGAGGAGTAATCTTTGTTCTAACTCGAACAGTAGAAGTGTTATACATCAAACCAGTTGTTTCTTTTCCAGATGTTTCAACAGTGATGTCTCTGCCTTGAATTGGATCTGTGTAATCTCCAATATCTTCATCTTCTACCAAGCTTAACAAATCCATGTAAACTTGTTTACCGAATTCCCAAAGACGAACGCCTTTATCTTCTTCGCCTCTTACAATTACTGGAACCATGACTCTAAGTTTTGGTTCTAATTTCTTAGCCATTGACCAGTTTTCTTTTTCAGAGGTTTTTCTCAGACCTTGAGCAAACTCTATGATAGGATCTTTTTCACCGAATGTGGACGGTGACACCATCATCTTGTTTCCGATGCCATAGTGGATGAACACTTCCCTAAATGGGTTTTGCTTCGTGTAAGCAGACGGCACAATTCTAACTAAATGCTTTCCAACTCCGGGTTTCCAAATGATTGCTGAATAATCTTTCTTTTGTCCTCCGCGAGGATTTTGCAAATTGGCTAGACGCGATTTTAAACTGTTTAAATCCATAACTTTATTTTTTTAATAATTAAATATACAAAAACCTTTCTTACTATAACTGTTTATTTATACGGTGACAATTTTATGTATTGCCGTATTTAATCTTCTAAGTTGGGAATCTTGTGTGAGAAGCACACTGTTTTGATAATCTTTCCAAGGTATTGGGAAAGTTTGATCTAGCACACCATTATTTAATCCTTTTATGAGTATATTAAGGGCATTAATGGTATATAGGGTATTGGTTTCTTTTTTTCGGTGTAAAAGAATTGTATTAGGTATGATTTTAATTTCCTTAGCTTCAGGATTTATATTGTATGTGCACAAGTAATCATCTGACTCTGGTGAAGACAACACAAATATCTTGCCATACAAGATTTTGTATTCCTTGTTTATTTCTGCGAGCCTGTTTTCCAAATCTGATTTTGGAGAAAATGTGCAAAATAGTTTATTCATAATGTCTACTTCTGATAGGTCAATTTCGGCTAGTTCATCTAGTTCTTGGTACATAACTTGTAATTCTTTTATAAATATGTGATTAATGATTATAAATTGTAATTTTTTGCGTATTTGTGTTTTACTATAAACTCTTCGCCTTGTAATATATCTCTAAGTTCTTCTAATGTTTGTTTTCCATCATTAATTGAAAAATCAAATAGAAAAGAATCATAGGTTATTAATACGAGTTTTGTGTTTTTGATTTCAAGAAGCTTCTTTATTTTCTGGATACGGTCAACATTATTTACCGTTTCTAGATTTTGAATTATGTAGTTGAATAGCCTTAGCTTATTCATCCCCTCTGCTTTCTTTATCTTCCTTCCAGTCGGCAGTAGTACAGCTCCAAATTTATTATATTTTTTCCATTCTTTATCTATAAAAGAATCAAGTTTAGAAAAGAATTCTATATTCTTGTATTGATCTTCTATTCCTCCATAAAGTTGTCTGAAAGTTATCTCTTTAGATTTAGAATATTCTTCATCAGTTAATTTTTCTTTATTAAAATATTTCTTACCTAAATACTGATGCATAGACTCTTTAGGACACTTATAATTTACTAATTTTGATATTATTCTTAAATGATAGGCATCAAAATCAAATTCTACAAATATATCATTATTTGGAATAAAGCATTTTCTGAAATCTTCTTCTTTAGGTATAGCAAGAAAGTTAACGCCATTGAAAGCATTTGTTGGTCTACCAGTAGTGTTGTATAAATTATACGAACCATATATCGTAGATTGCTTTATAGAATACACATCATTCTGAGTCTTGAATTTTGCTTTAAACGATTCGTGTTCTACACCTATGCCAGATTCTTCTACATACTTATATGCTTCAGCTATTGAGTCTTCAATGACAAAATCTGTTTCTAATCCTATTAGATGATTTGCTTTTTCAAAGAAGCATTCACATTTTTGATAATGCTTACTTATAGGTATTATTTTATTAATTTGAGGATCATCTCCATATTTTTGATAAAAATCATTATGAAGTGTAGTATTACATTCAGTTTGATCAAATTTACCAAATTGATTCATAGCAACAAGTTGCATGTCTATGGCATTTGAGAAGTCGAAAAAATACGAGTGATACTTCTTATCGAATAGATAAATGCTCTTGTGAGAAGATAAGAATTCTTGAATTTCATTTGTGGTTAAGCCCATAGATTCCGAGTGATCTACCGAAAAAATATAGCCTTTATCAAAATCGTTATAATATATTAGAGAGGTATTCGTAAGTTTTGGATGATATTGATCATTTAGAGGTATCACCTGTACGAATCCAGACTCTTTTGGAGACAGCTTGCTTAATTGACTAGAACATTCTATTATGAAATACACAACCTTTAATTTTAATAAACATACTACTTCTAGGAGTAGCAAAGAAATTTTATTATTCTGTGGGTTTGGCGAACTTATCATATTCACCATTTATAAAAGCAACTAGACCTAAAAAGTTTTTCTCTGCAGTTTCCACCAATCTTTTATTTGTGTCTATAATACCCGCTCTTATATCATATTGAGATATTCTTTTTTGATTTAGAGGTCCAGTTAATTTCCACATAATTTTAGTGATTAAATAGTTTGAAACATCATAAGGCACTTCACCATTTTTTATTGCAATATATTCTCTTTCTGCTATTTCAACTACGTATCCTTTGCTATTTATTCTTTTTGCAAAATATCTTGTTATAAAACCCATTTGATAATCTTCAGGAATTGTTACTGGAAAATAAGACGTGGGTTCTCCTTTAAATCTTGGTGGTGGTATAGCAACACCTGGAATAGTAATTTCTGTTTGCACAGATTGAGAAAATTTATCTTTATTGTTTTTAGCAAACTGTTGTTTTACGGATTGCTTCATAGGAGTTTGATTCAAATAATCACTATCATAAGCAGATATTTTTTTTAATCTTTTATTTGATCCTATAATAGGATTTGCTCCTGCAAAAAACTTTCCATCAAAAGTTTGATAGTAATTTCCTTTATATTCTACTCCATCTATATGGAATTCTCCACCTTTAGTTGTTTTATTAGTCTTAATTTTTGAAGCTGGGTAATATCTTATTGGCATAGTTGTTTTATTTTTTATTACGCACTAAATATAGTTTGACCTATTACAACGCCGCCTCTATTTTGAAGAGTGGTAATATATCCTGGATTTGTACCTGGTCCGTATGCTTTTAGATTCGCAGCCGTAAAATTAATTATATTTTTTGGAACTGTTGATAATATATTTGTAGCAGCTCCATATATAGATTCCGTTGCTTTTGCAGTTGGTCCATTAATAAAATTAAGACTCGATTTATGACCATCTTTAGCTGTACCTGTAACTGATTGAAATTGGTTCTTTTTTCTTAATTCTACGCTAATACTTGCTCCAGAATTTCTAGATCTATTAAGTATAGTTCCCATTACCCAAGCTCTTTCTTTTTGATTTGAACTTGCTTCTGCAAAAGTTGCAGAAATTAATTCTTTAAACTCAATATCTGTTATTGATCTTCCTATATATGTTTCTATTGCTTTTCTTGCATCAGCGTTATTCCCAGTAAAATTAGTATTTGTTGAACTTCCACTAGATCCTGATATGTTAGTTTGTCCTTCAAAAGCAGCTTGAGCTAAAGGATCTATATTATATAGTCTTTTGTCTATTTCAAAATCTTTTTCGTCTTTCATAAAGAACATATTAGCTCTTATAGATGTATTCCACATGTTTGAAGAAATGCTATCTTCGACTCCTACCATAACAAAACCAACTCTAGTACCATTTTGATTTTCATATCTTTGATATGTTCTTGGAAGTAATTGCTCTGGTATAGTGAATGCTTGACCCATTGAAGCGCCAGATATTCCATCAGTTTGAAAATTAATAGATACAGGGATCATTGCAGACGCTCTGGTTGCTTTATATTCTGCTTTCTTACTATTCATTCGCTCTATATAATAATTCATTGCAGAATCTGTCTGATCTAAATTGGGGTTTTCTTGGCTAAATATACTTAGAACATATCCATTAAATGCAATAGCCGCATTTTTTGCGCCTTCAGATATTTTTTTCTCATCTATATTTGGCTCTACTGTTTGAGGTACATATCTATTTATTAAATTTTCATTGTATTGACCAAAAGCCGTAGAATCTTTACCTGATGATGCTTTCTTATCTGCGTTTGCAGATATTGCTAGCATATTTGATAATTTTGATGCAACTTCTGTTTTAATATCTATAGATTTAGCTATAGAATTTCTTCCATAGAGCGGTAGTTCTATACTATTTCTATTAAATTTTATATCGCCTAATGTTTCAAATGAGTCCGCTCCTTTATAGCTAGTAGGATATAGATCACTTTTATTAGTAAGTGGAGAAACTTGATCATCTGTTATATACAAGCAATTAGATTCATCCTTATATGCCAATCTAAACATGTTTATATCACCTAAACTCTTATTCATATCAGCTAATATCTGTTGTATAAAAGGTCTTAAATTAACTGAATGCGCATCATCATTAGCTGAATGTTGTTGGAAAAGATCCAATAGGTAATTTATTCCCACTAATACATTCATTATCTTTCCAGACCAAGCACCAGTATTTGGATCATTTGTGCCTTTAAATTCTGGTAAACTTGCTGAGATAGCATCTTTTTGTGAGGGCTTAAATAATCCTGGCACTTGGCTAGCGGTATCTTTATCGATTTCAGTCTCTTCTTCAGCTTGGGGTTTTTGTTGCGCAGATTTTTTAGATTCTTCATCTATTGCTTTTATATGCTCATCATTAAAAAGAGTTTTATATCCTTCATCTGTGCCTCTAAATTGTATTAAAAATTTTAATACGTCTATAGACATATGAAGAGGAGTTGATAAACAAGTATTAGTATGAGTATTATAGTCTATATATAATATTGGTGTTTGATTTGCTATAGTGGCCTTTCCATTATCTGCACCTTTTGTCACAGATTGTGTTTGTTGACTTCTAGCAGATCCTGGGGAATCATATAATAAACACATACTATTCAACAAAAATATCAGCAAATCAAATCTTATGTATACTGGATGATTCGAATCTATATTTTTTAATACTTCAGCATTAATATCATATGGTATTACATACGATTTAAACATGCCTTCAAAATCGCATGGAATCATATTTTTTTCAAAAACAAATTTTCTAGGATCATCACTTGCCATAAGATTATGGTTAAATCCATAAGCTGCGAATGACATTAATCGATCTTGTTTATTCGCATTAACATCTAATCCTCGTAATATCCACTGATCTACATCTTCTTTATTAGAATTTTTTACAAAATCTTTTATTTTTCCTGAGAAAATACTATTACTAAATATAGATTCTGCAATAGATCCAGATGTTGCTGGCTTTAAAAGATCAGATATTTTAATTTCTTTAAAATCAAATTCTGGTTTATTCGGATTACCAACTGCTTCATTGAGTGAATGTAATTGTATAATACGTAAAGCAGATTCTATGCCTGAAGCATATTTAAAACCCTCTTCTTTTACTGCGGTCTCTACTTGATCTTTTATCTCTGCTTGTTCTTTTGCATATTGCTCTTGAGCTGCTTTAGCTTCTGCTTCTGCCGCTTGCTTATTTTTTTCATCTATTCTATCTTGAATTTGAACACTATTCTCATCAGTAACTATATCGTCTATTAAAGCTCCATCATTTGTTGTTATCCATACTCCATATATTCCATCTTTAGTTTTAGTTTCTGCGGCTCCTCCAGTTCCTTTTCCTTCATATTGTATTTTTGAATAACTATAAATAGGATTAAAAGATATTGTGAAAGTTTTATTTAATACAGTAATAACTGGTGTATCATTTGTATCTGGGAAATAAGTATTATCAGCATTGCTATTAGGTAATATTGATTTTTTTAAGAAGTTACTGCCTCCATCTTGTATCACCAAATTTGTATTTACAGGTTGATTAACAAAGTCTGCTTTACGAGTAACAAAATTATACATTACTTCATTAAAATATTCTATTGCATCATCTGCAAATGTAGTAAATCTTTTGGAAACATCAGGTGGTTTTCCATTAGGGGGAAAAAATATATTTTTTTTATTATTTGCATCTCCATTTACAAGCATAGTATGTGTCCATAATTGACTACTATTTTTTTCTATAAAATCATCTGATAACTGTACAGTTATATCATATAAATATTTTCTTCCAAATTTATCAGGATCAGATGCGCATACTGCTGATATTTGAAAAAATTTAGGATCTTTTAAACCCGCAAAATATGTTATTTTTACATCATTATTAAATCTTTTTTCTCTTGACTTATAGCTATAATCAGTTGGCGCATTAGGATCTTTTATTGGTAATTCTCCTGAGTCAGATGTTTCTTTCGCTACTCCTGTTAAACAATCTTTTATTTGAGTTAATGCTTTATTAAGTGCAGTTGTGCGTTTAAGTTTTATTTGAGTATAATAATTTTGTCCTACTGATTTATCTGCACTAATAAATAATTTTTTGCCTTTATAAAAAAGTCCTCCTGCTGGCACTTTAGAATTTGGATTTGGAGGTATAATTACTAAATCTTCTCCTTCAGACGTTTTTATAATGTAATTTGTGTCATTTTGTATTGATGCAGATACTTGCAAAAATCCTTGCGCAGATCCTGCGGAAGCTGGAGCAGGAGCAGGAGCTACTAAATTTCTTTCAGCAGCTATTTGACTTCTTTTATAATTTTTAAAAGTATTGTAAAGATTCTCAATCTCTTGCTTTTGAATATCTGGAATATTTGATACGGAATTTATTTTCATTGAATCTGCAAGATTTCCAAGTCCAATTAATTTTATAGTACAATCATATCCGCCTTCTTGATTAAATGTGAATGAAAAGTTAGTACACATTCCTAGCATAGCATCATAATTACAATCAGTTTCTTGTTTCTTTTTTGCTATATTAATTAGTAATTGTTCTTTATTTAAACCAGCTTTGAATGGATCTATCGTAGGTCCCATTTGTTTTAATTTGCCGTCATTTCCATAATAATATACATGCCCCCATTCAAGAAACATGTGATACCCCATTTTAAAATACAAAGTATCTATAATGTCTAATTGATCTTTAGTCCACACTTTAAAACTAATAGTCGCTTGTCGTATTGATCCTAATCTGCCTTGAGTTTGTATTTTTACATCTGTAAGACCCGGCATTGGACGATAGCCATATTCTTTTACTTCATCGAGTCCTGCTATATTTCCGTATGCTGAATTTCCTCCTTCAATACCCGCTCTAGACATGTATGAAAAACCATTACCATCATTTTGATATATTGATGTGCCAGCTGATAAGATGAAAGATTTTGCAATAGAAGATGGATCTTGTATTTTTATTCCATTAAAAGAAGACGCTACATCTTGAGCAAAAAGCATCGGTATTTTTCTTCTAAAATATTGTAAATCTTCTCCATAAACATCTACAGAAGATATTAATCTTACCCAACCTGTTTTATTAGCGAGATATTTTATATTGTCTGTATCTCTTGTGTAATCGTACGCTCCCTCGATGTTTGTTTCTTTAGTGCTTGCATTTTTAGCTGCTCGTATTTGAAACTGTGCTCTAAGAGGCAAAGGAAGAGGAACTCCCATAACATTACCAACTTTATTATCTAATCCTTCTACCATATTATCTAATTGCGTTTATCGCTTTGAATTTTGTCATTGTTGATTGAATGTTTGCGGGTATTCTTAATTGCATACCAATAGGAGGGTATAGAGAATCTCCTGGTAGTCCATTAGCTATTGATAGTATCCACCATAAAGACTCATCTTTATATATGTCATATGCGAGCAGATCTAATCTGTCTCCTATAGTAGTTATGACATATTGATCATTATCTGATAATTGTACATCTGGATATATGACATTTACATGATAAGTGATACCATAATCTTTTTGTCTTGTTTTTGATATGCCTTCGTATCTATATTGCATTTGAATTTTATTATTATATATTACCCAACATCTCCTCTATTTACTAGTGCTCTGCCAGCAAAAACGGCTTCATTTATTAAATTAGCATCAGTAGTATTAGTAGAATTAGTTTGAGTTTGAGGTTTTAAATTATTATCATTTGTTCTATATAAAGGTTCTCCCACAAATTTTGTATAGTTTACTCCTTTTTTACCTCTTTGTGGCAATGTTTTTTCTATTATCTTATATACAAAACTAACATTTAGTATATGAGGTAGTTGTTCACCATCTGTTATTTCCCATGTGGTATTTTGATCTACAGTCACATCTACATTTTCTAAATATCCATATGCTCTATATAAATAATCACCAATTGTTAGTCTCATTAAAGGAGCTCTCATAAACTGTGAATTAGTATTATAGTCAGGATATACCTGGGAAATTAAATAATTTAATTTATCGTATGTTATTTTAAGTTCTTGGTCTGAAAATAAAGCTATTTTAAAACTAGTACTAAAAGATCTATCTACGCCTTGATAAGTGTAAAAATTTTCTCCTCTGCCCATATATTTAAAGCTATTCCAACTTGCTTTATGACTATCTGAAATGCTTCCAATATGAGCTCTAAAAAATAAAGAAACATCATTTGCTCCATCATTATCTATACATTCAAATACAAATTTTATTAAATCAGCGGATTTGTCTTTGATTTCTGTAACTCCTTGACCTAATGAGTCAAATCCATTGTCTATGACTAATGGATTTTCTTGTTTATTTACAATTACAGGTAGCGTATTTATTTTATCTGCTCCTGAATCACTTTTAAATCTATCTATATTATCAGTGGACCATGATCCTTTTAATTTTTTTCCTTTAAAGTTTTCTATTTTAGTTCTAAAATCACTATAATTATTTGATGATATACGACCATCGACTATTGACGATCTTTTTTGATCCATAATTTTATCATATGTAAAAGTCAATGAATTCATTTTAATTCCGGCTCCATCAGTTCCTCCTGGCGCAATAGTTTCTACGGTCGTTCTACTAGTATCCCAATCTCTTGCTCTTCTAATAGTTGTAGCGCCTACTCCATAAACAGATCCAGGTCCTCCTAAATAATCAAATAATACATTCTTATTGGTTGATATTCCCAATTTATTTATCATCGAGAAATCTATTACATTCGCAATGGGATCTTTGCTATTTGTAAGTTTTAAATTTCTTAATATTAAAAGTCTATTTATGCCTTGAACTTCATTAGAATCTAATAGTCTTTCTTGGTTCATTGTGGCAGCATAATACTTTTCACTAGGATTAAAAGGCAAAGATCCATTTCTATTTAAGAATACTCCAGTTCCAGCGTATTGCACAGAAGTTAATAAATTCCTACCATTGTTAAATAGTCGAGTATTTTGTATTAATCCCAAAGTTTCTGCTAATTTGAAACTTGGATTCACTTCTGCTGTTTGCATAAGTGGATTTGATAGTTGTAAACCAATTTGCTTTCTTATGAATGCAGGTCCGCGCTCTCCATCTTTCAAAAATTTCTCTATTCTATCTCTGTCTATTTTTCCTGCTATTGTTTGAGTGCCTAATCCATTAGACATTTGCTCAAGCAATCCTCCGCCTCTTATAGGAAAATCATGAGTTGTTGCATTTGCAGTGTAAAAAGATTTAAAAGGCTCTAAATTTAAAGCACCTTGATCTATTGGAAATTTTATATAAGGCTGATCTGAACTTCCTCCATTCAATCTGTCTCTTCCAAACTTTATGTCTTTAAGATTTGTCTTTAAACTTATTAGTGGCATTGGTTTTTAATTTACTATTTTGGATTTGGTGCTGCTATTTTAGATGAATCAGGATGATAGCTGCCGTCATTCATAACTTGTGTTATACCTTTTCCTTGGATTGCGTCCATTTTATTTACAACTGTAAGATTTATGCCTTCATTGCTTCTTTTAACATCTGCACCTGATCTTGTTAATGAATTATTTATAGTTTTAGTAGTTTCAGCTGCTTGATTCAATGGTTTCATTTCAGCGCCGCCACCCATATCTTTCATATCAGGCATAGATGCTGATTCTGAACCACCACCAGAACTTCCAGCTCCAAGCTTAGATAAATATCCCATTAACATAGTTGCTGCAATACCTCCAACTATTAGCGCTCCAGGTCCTAAATAACCTGCACCTCCTGTAACTTTTGCTATTGCGCCAGCTACACTAAATCCGGCATTGGCTTTTTCTTTTATTCCTAAAGCGGCTGATTTCACAATGGTGCTGTCTAAGGTTTGATTCTCTTTCTTTTTTATCATTAAAGATATTCCGCTTATCACATTTTGTGCAGCAGTAACTCCTCTAACAACCATTTGAGATGCTTTGATTGCTAAGTACGTGCCAGCTATTCCTTTTAGTATCCAACTTTGTTTCATTAAGAATCCAATCATCGGCTTGAAGAAAGATACAATACCTTTAACAGTGTTTAAAGTAAACATAAATGCTCTATTCACCAAACCCAATGCTTTTTCAACCTTATGAATAACTTTTTCTACATTGTGTGTATTAGACAACCAATCAGTAACTCTAGTTATTATTGGCATAAGTGCTTGACTAGCTGCGCCTATTGCTTCTTGTATTCTAGTCATTGCGGACGCAAGTTTTTCTTGTACTGATGCTGATTCAGCCGATTTTGCTGATTGCTCACCCATTATTGCTGCTATCTCTTTATGAGATTTTCCTTTTTTTACTAAAGCATTGTATTGTTCTGTTTCGGACAATTGAGCAAGATTTCCTAATTTGTTCACTCTCTCTTGATCTGTGTACATCTTATCCATTTCCTCTCTAGTCATTCCAAGCGCTTCTGCATATGATTGTCTTTGTATGACATTCATTTTTTCGTATTCAGCTTGACTACCAACTTGCTTATTAATTTCTTTCATCAAGTTTTTCGTATCGCCAGTTAGAGCAAATTGTCTGGCTTTCGAGAGATCGATGTTTTTACCTGTAAGGAGTTGAGCCTCCATTTCTTTGCTTATGCTGTCTTCAAAGTTTAACATCGAATCACCGATCTTATTCACTTGATCTAAGGTCATTCCCATCTTTTTGGCTTCTACAACTGCTGATGCCAAAGCTATTGTGTTGCCTTTGAAGTTTCTATATACGGTGTCAGATACTTTAGATACTGCTTCCATTATCTGTTTCTCAGACATTTGTATTTTGAGTCTTGCTGCTGTCTCTTTTCCCGTTCCCACAACTGCTGCGAAAGTATCCATCACGCTCTTCTTATTCTTGACAGATGATACATATATGCGATCCATATTCTCTGCAGTAACTCCAAATCTTCTCATTATGAGAGTGGCACTTTGCACCATTTCGTTTTGAGTTGGAGCCATGAATCCTAATTGATCTGTCATTTTTGCATATGTGTCAACTAATTCATGTCCTGTTAATGCGAGCTTTCCATTTGCACTAGCTGCGGCTTCAAATTGTTTTCTAAGTCCTTCTGCGTTTTTAACACTTACTCCAAGAGTCTTTGCTATTTCGAAGTTTTTAGATTGGAATTCAACAGCGGCTTTTACTAAATAAGTAAAGATACCAATAGCCCCTGTTAATATTGCAACAGGATCTGTTAACATCTTAGCAAAAGTCTTTCCAAGAGAGCCTAAACCCGCCATCATTACTTGCAATTTATTGCCTCCTTCCTCGGCTTTCTTTTTCATTGCATCTATAGCATCATTTATTTTTAAGAATTTACCAACTCCATAATGATCTAGAACTCCGCCTATAACTTGAATAGATTTTCCAAAAATGCCCATTTTATCATTTAATTCTTTTTGATGTTTTAATTGATTTTTAAGGCTGGTATCTATTTGTTGATATTGCTTTATTGATTGCTGTATAGCGATGTATTCTGCTTGTTCGAGTTGTATACTATTTCTTAGAGTTTCTACTCTTGCTGTTGCTTTTAAGGCGCGCTCTTGTTCTGCTTTTGTAGCATTATGAATTTGTTCTATTTCTGTAACTCCCTGTATAGCTAAATCTCTTTTTATAGTAGCGATTTTTCTATTAGCCTCCTCCTCTTCTTGTAATGCGCTTTCTATTTCGTTCATTAATGATAAAGTATGCTTTACATCTACTGTACCAGAACTAACAATTTCTTTTAGTCTATTTTCTGCAAAAACTCGATCTTTTACATTTTTGCTTATTGATTTTTCTATGCCTTCTAAATCTCTACCCTCTTCTCTAGCTGCTTCTACGGCAGACGTCACGCTTTCTCTTTGCTGAATTGATTTATCCAGTAATTTTATATTTTGTTTTTGATTCTCGCTTGCGTATCCTTCAAATTTTGCAATCTCTTTTGCAGTCTCTGCAAGTGCCTTTGCAGATTCCAAACCTTTTTCGTAATCTTCGTATTTTGGACCTTGTATTTTTGATTCTCCAGAATTTGGTGGAGGAGTAGGAGCAGCAGCTGGTGGGGTTGCTGCAGGAGTAGGCGCAGGAGTTGCGGCAGCTTTTGTCACAGTTTCCTCAGATTTTTCTTTTTTAGTTCCGCCTTTTTTCTTTTTATCTTCTACTTTTACGACTTCTTCATTTTTTTGAGAAACAGTTAATTCTTCTTTTTTATTCTCATTTATTTTTTCTTGTTGTAGTCTTTGCTCTCTCAATTGTTTTACACGAGCAGAGGACATATTAACCATAGACTCTTCTATAAATTCGCCTTTCTTCATCGTGGTATTCAACTCTTGAGATGCAGATATTGTTTTCTTAACGCTATTTGACATTTCAACCGGTTCAGGTACAGCTTTTGAAGCTAGAGTTTTTTCTGATTTATCTTTAGATGTTTTTGCTTTGGCTTTTGTACTCTCTTTTGCTTTCTTAGCAACAGTAATTTCTTTTTGAGGGATTGTTTTTTCTGCTGCTACTGCATTTTTTGAATTATTTTTTATTAGATTAGTGAGTTTAGCTTCTGCATTTTTTTCAAAATCTATTATTACGACTCTTAATGTTTTTGATAGCGCTGGTTCAGATGTTTTAGTTTTTTGTGACTCTTTTTTACTGACCTCATCGCTCTTTGCAATTATGGGTTTTGCGACTGGAGCAGGTATTGAACTCTTTGCTTTTCTCACCGCAGGAGCCATTGGAACAACTGATTTCTTAGACAGCAATTCTGCTTTTTCTTTAGCGTCTGCTAACTCTGAGATTTTTCTCGATGGACTAGGCGTCATACGAGGAAAAGCTGGAGGTATTTTGAAAGTTGGGGGTGTTGGTTTTTTAGATTCTAACGGAGCTGTTTGTTTTGACACAGTTTTAGCTTTCTCTTTCTTTGGTGCAGCAGCTTTTTCGATAGACTCAGGCTCTTTTGATTCTTGTGTTTTCGTAAGTTGCGATATCTCTTGAGATATTTTTAACTCTTCTCTCTTTTGAGAATTCAATTCTTTTTGAGAATCTAAAGTTTCTATTTTCTGTGTTAGCGATGTGGCTAACTTTTGATTTGTCTTTTCTTCTAACTCTTTACTATCTTTTAATTCGCTTACTATTTTTTTCTGCTTGCTAGCTATATTGGTCACTGTTTTGAGCTCTTGGGACTCTAATTGGGACAGTTTCTCTGATTGTTTAGATATATCTGTTATCTTTTTAGAAATCTGCTCAGACGTCTCTATTTGCTTCTGTTTTTTAGAATCTTCTTCTACTATTTTTTTAGAAACAAATAATTCGTTTTGTTTTTGCTTGTTTATCTTTTCTTCATTAGTCTCATTAGTAATTTGAGATTTTAAAGAAGTTTCATTTATTTTTTCAACAGTTTTTAATTGTAGATTTAGATCATTCGTATTTTTATTGGTTATAGTCGATCCTATTTTAAATAGATCAACTATTTTAGTGACTCTATTAGATATTTTATCTATTAAACTAAACTGTTTTTCTGTTGATTTTGTATCAACGGTTGTAATAGCTTTTTTAGAAACAGTAGATGTTTCAGATTTTTTAACTGTAGAGATAGATGGCTGCGATTTGGCAGGTGACTTGCTTTCGAAAATCTGTTGCGCAAAAGGCGAAACAGGATTCATTTTCTTAATTGCTGGAGTAGCTACTTTTTTCGGAGCAGAAGCTGTTTCTTTTTTCTCTGAAAGTTTAATTATGTCATTAACAATTTTAAGTTCTTTACTTTTATCGTTATTGATTTTAGCGCTATCTTTAGAAGTCTCCTTTACTTTTTCTGATACTTGATTTGTTATATCACTTATTTTACTAGTAATATTTGATTCTTTCTGCGTTTGTTTTACAGATTCAGAAACAGTATTTTTATTTTTCTCTAAAGTTTTACTTTGCCTTTCAGTTGACTTTACTAGATCGCTATTAACTTTAGATTCTTTTAAGCGGCTTTCTAAAGTAAATTTTATCTGTTGATTTTTTTGAGTTTCAAATTTTTGAGATGTAGCAATTATTTGATTTACTAAATTTAATTCTTTTTCTAAAGATGATGAATCAACTTTTATTTTAACATTAACTTCTTGAGTTACGGGTTTTGGTTTTTCTGTTTTATCTGAAGGCTTCGCTTTTTTAGATTCTTTGTTTGCATCAGATGTTTCTTTATCTGGAGTAGTTTTTGTAGATTGTACTTCTACTGGCGCGGTTTGTTTTTGAGGCTCTTGTAAAGCAGGCTTTACTATAGATTCGCCTATATTTTTTTGTTGAAATTGAGAAGAATTTTTAATAGACTCCTTAAATTCTTTTAGAGAGTTTTTTAAATCTTCTGCTATACTTAGTCTTTCTGATAGAGTATCGTTAATTGATTCTTCTTCATTAGACATTTTTTTAATTAAACTCACATGAGAAGATGCGACGTCCTCTATCTTTTTTCGTGAATCTAATGATTTTTTCAATGATTCACTGACAGAGGTTTCGTCTGCATTCTCATTATTTGGATCTCTTGGTAATTCTTCAGGCATTACAAAAAACGTTTGTTATAAATATAAGAGATACTACTTTTTAGTAGATTTTGCTTTACTAACGAACGCTGGAGCATTTGTTTTTTGAGCTTGTTGCGGAGCTTTAGAAATAATATCTTTTATATTTGTATTAGATGTGATTGTATTCTGACCGGCCGCTTTTTCATATTCCTCTTTTTCTTTGTCATAGAAACTTTTAATTTCATTAAATGTATAGCGTCTAAGCCAAATAGGCATATTATACACTGTTTCCCAATCATATCCTCCTTTACCGTGAAAAACTATTTCATGGATCTCTTTAAAGATATGTGATCTATAACTAGAGTGAGGGATAAAAAAATGAAAATCCAATTGGAATTTCTACACCCTCCTCGATGTGGCCATCAGATCCAATAAATGTGAATCTCATATCAAGACTTGGAGATACTTCTTTCATATATTCTCTAAGAGCTCTTGAATCTGATGATAGCATATATTCATCTACAAAAGTTCTAATTGTTTTTTGGCTAGTGTCACCATTTACAGATATAATACTATGCTTTAATTTTGATGTGACATTACTTGAAATATTCAATTTTTTATTAGATGCGATTTCTTCATCTATTCTTTTTTCATCTAAATGAGTTGTTAATTTAAACACAATCTCATCACCTGATCCTGGAAGTACATATGTGAATTCATTTTTATTTTCAAATAAAGACAAATCAATATTTTTTTCTTTAATGTCTGTAAGATCTATAGTAAAATCTTCATCTTCTCCTGTACTAGGATTATTATAAGTGATTCTATAATCTTTACCATAACCCAAGATTCTAGCGGCTACCAGGATCGCATCTTTATCTCCCATAATCAGATCATTAAAATTTATTTTTGATATGATTAGAGACTGCAGGAGCTTATCAAAAACTATACCTTGTTTCATATAGTTAGAGTTTGTGAGAATATCTTCATGCTTTGCTGTCATGTATCTCATTTCTATTTTCCCTTCTGATAAGGGATTGTCTTTTGGATAAACCAAACCTTTAGAGGGTAATTCTATTGTCTCTGTAGGAATTTTTAATTCTGCCATAAATTGTTTATTTTAATATAAATATACATACTTGTATTTTTCTTATATAATAAATCTTTTTGGTGTACAAACTATTTCACGCAAAAAAACCTCCAACGCGCTAGCGAAGGAGGCATTTTTATATGAGTTGAGTACGGATTAGTAATTAAGAATGCAATAGTCCATACCAAGAGTCATTGTGATCTCAACTGGATCTCCACTACCCCAATCGTAAGTACCAAAGCCGGCTTCTGTAATGAAAGCGCCTTTAATTATCCATTCTGTAACGATATCACCTACAGGTCCTAAAAGAGACATACTAACGTCTTTCTTGTAGAAATCTGAATAACCATCACGACCTGTTACAGATTCGTGGTGTAGTCTTACCCATTCCATTACAGTTTGTTGACCTGAAGGAGAAATTGGGTTGTGGAGTGTTACTGAAATGTTTTTCCATTCTGCTTTGCCCTTAAGTTTTCTATAAACGTTGATGTGATCTAATTTGATCTCATTCATTGTGATACCTGGGGCATCAGCTTTTTTGATTAGGTATGATGGGATGCCGTCTACGAACATTACGAAGCGATTCGCTACCGTGGGCTCAAATGCCGTGAACATTATCTCATTTGGATCCAATACTGCCATGTTATGTCTATTTTATTTTTTTATAAATATTGTGGTTTGTTATTTTTTATTCTTCTTCAGAACTTTCTTCAGAATCTTTTTCTTCTATTGGTTGATTCTGTTTTCCTGCTTCATAACTTTGATCTTTTTCGCTCTCTTTTTTAACAGCTTTTTTCTCTTTTAACATCTCTTTCATAAGACTTTCAAGAGTAGCAATCCTTTCTTCGACAGTTTTTTCTTTACCTTCTTCTTTTGGAGAAGATATTTTCATTCCTTCGACTTTAGGATTTGAAGAGGGCGTCTTCTTTTCTTTGACAGTCTCTGTGTAAGCACCGCCAGAGAAATTAGACGCACCTTCTTTCAACATTAATCTTTTTTTTACGCTTTCATATAAATGAGCAGGAACTTTTATCCGTATTCTTGTTTTATCGTTCATCGTAATTTTTATTTTTTATTATGCTCCAAATGATGCGCCTGTTGGCATGATGTTAAAGTCAATGTAGATAAATTCAGCTACTCTTGTAGGTTGTATATAAACAGCTCCTACTAATTGGTTTCTATCTACAACATCTGCTGTATTATTGCTGTCATCCATGATTACTTGGAAAGCATATAAACCTTGTCTTTGTTGAATGTATTCCAAATATGGATTCACTTGGTTCAAGAACTTATTACGAGTTACTTGAGTGTTAGGTTCGAATACAAGATTCTCAGCAACAGATTTAATATATTTTTTCATGCTGATGATTAATCTTCTAACATTTACTCTATCAAGAGCTGTAGCAGCTGATTGTAAGGTTTTTTGACCATATACAACTGTACCAACTCCAGAGAACTGAGCAATTGGATTAACTTTACCTTGATATAAGAAGTTTCTTTCTGTCAAGCTCAACTTTCTTTCTGGACGTAGAACTGAAGCTAAAGTACCTCTATTCAAACCAGCTGGTGCGAACCATTCTGCTGATATTTTATCATTGTATTCATACATCGCAGGAATTAGAGTAGATGGTGGAACGAAATTCATCTTTCCAGTTTCTCTACTTCTAACTTGCAACCATGGGTAATAAGTAGCGGCATAAGAATTATCGAATCCTGCAGCTTGTGTTGTTACTGTTGTCATTGTTGCACCATAGCTAGCCATATCGACTACTGCAATAGCATCGCCTCTATTAGAAGCCAAATCCAATATACTTTGAAATACAGTTGGAGCATTTTGAGAATTTATGCCTGGAGAATAAACAACGTTAAAGTTGTAAGATTCTTTATTAGATAAAAGACTTATTGCATTTGTATAAGAACTTTGAAGAACACCTTGTATATTATTTGTCGCGGTAGTTGCTGCAGTTGTAGGTATAGATTCAAACATATTAAGAGGCGCTACTTTATAAGAACCCCAAATTGCGCCTGTTGCACCATCAAATGATCCTGCCCATGAAGCAGACGCAGCATTAGAAACTGCAGGAACTGAAGCAGTATAAGCTGGATTAGGAATACCTGTAGATCCATAATAGTTAGGAGTTGGTTTAAGCACACTCTTAACTCTTATATATCTTGATTTGTTTGCGTAAGATCCACTAGTTTGTAGATATGCATTTCCAAACTCATCAATTTGTCTTGTTTCTGTTTGATCACCTATTACATAAGCAATGTAATTGCTTTGATTAGGATCCAAAGACAAGTTAGTCCATGTTTCGAGAATAGTTTTATTTTGAACATTGTCATCGCCTCTTCTAACTAATAGAGTAAATTGGCCAGAAGCTGAACTAGCAGCTGCAATTTCCCAACGAACATTAGCAGTTGAACCGCTTGGTAAATATCCAGAACCAGTATTGTAAGATCCTGAATTATTAGTAATCTCTCCTACTGATAATGTCTCTAAAATAAATGATGGAGATTTATCAGCAAGTTGAGATGGAACAGAAGCCGTAGCAGAGGTATAAGAACCAGAAGCTACTCTTGTTACCAAAAGTGTGTTACCGCCTTGTTCGAAATAATTTAACGCAGCGATTGAAGTTAAATATTCGTAGTTTTGACCTCCGGAAACGAAGGAACCACCGAACTTTGATTTGTAGTCGGAATAAGATCTAACTATCGTTGGAATATCGACAGGTCCAAAAACAGTAGGTCCAATCAATGCAGCGCCAGCCGCAAGAGGAGCTTCCGTAATTTGACTCAAGTCGTTTTCCCTGAGTAGTATGCCTGGGGAAATTAGTGTTTCAGCCATGTTTATAGTTTTGTTTTAATTTAATTAATCTGATAATAAATACCGAAACTTTTTTGAAAATAGATTAACTAAATTCTCCAGTTTGAATATTTATCGAAACATTACCATATTTTTGGCGTAATTCTCCAAAAAACTCTAATTCTGTTTTTTTAACTGCTCTTACTGCATCTTTTTGTTGATCTATTTGATCATCAATAAATATCTTTTGATAATTAAGTTCTCCTAAAATTGATGCAACTTCTAGAGCTTGATTTCTAATCTGCTCTATTTTTTGTAATTCTTCGTCTGTAATTTTTCCCATAAAACTTTTTTTTAATTTTGAACTTTTTTCTTTCTGCCTCTTTTTTGAGGAGTTGCTGTATCTTCTATTTTTTTAGATTTTTTTCTTGCGGGTTTTTCAATAATTTCAGGTTCCACTATTTCAATTGGTTCTGCCTCTGCTATTTCAACATGTTGTTTACTTGTTTTTTGTTTTCTAATTTTCCATACTGCAAGAAATCCAATTGTAAAAATTGATAAGATCAAAATTGTGTTCATAAACATTTGTTTTTATTATAAATATAAGTAAATCTATGTAAATACGGAAATTTATTTTTATTTGATATAAATATATACAAAAGATAGAGACCAACCAAATTTATTTTATCCAACGCCTCCTCCACCAAGCTTCCTTGTAGGAGGATAACTTAATATCCATCCTGCTCCTGATACTATAGTGCTGTTAGCTCCTGCATACCAAGTGTTAGTAGGACCTACATTTATTCCTGTAACACTTATATAATCACAACTTACTAATCCCAATGGAGTTTTACCAAAACTTGTACTACTTCCTGTAAGAGTTACAATATTACCTGCTGAACCTTTTACATAAAAATGTCCAAAAATATATGTTCTATTTGAGGCGAATGTTATAGTGTGAGCAGCAGTTCCATTGTCTATAAAATTAGTGAATGTTAATCCACCTGAACTAGCAGCAGAAAAGTTTATAAGTCCTGTACTTGCTCCTCTATTAAAATAGACAGTATCAAAAGGAATCTGAGCATTAGTAGATACAGTTAATGTATTATTACTAGTATCTGTAAAATATACAGTGTTGTTAAATCCTGTTCCCCCTGTTATAACCATTGGACCATTAAGTGCAGCACCCCATCCTCCATTACCTGTTATTGTCCAAAATGCATTTCCACTACCTAAATTTAATGTTCTAACATTTGTACTACTTGATGAAGAAAATGAACTTATAGTAAATGAATTACTATTAGCATTAAGTGTTCCTGTTGTAAGAATTAATGAACCCCCTGCACTTACACTACCATATATATTACAAGTACCTGCTGTAATAGTAAAAGCACCTACAATAACAGCATCAAGAAAATTAAATACTCCTGAAGCATTATTACAAGTTATACTAGCCCCTGTAGACTTCCCTGCTGAAGTTATATTAGTTGTTCCTGTTGTAGAAGCAATAAAGTTTATAGTGAAGCTAATAGCAGTAGTTGTAGCTCCCTGACTAGGTGTAAAAGTTAAGTCTTTATTAATAGTTATACTCCTACCTGTACTTGTTTGATTTAAAAAAGCATTAGTTCCTGATTGAAATATTAATGACGTTAACTGTGCATTCTGAAGAAAGTTTATACTAGCACCTCCTGTATTTGTCACTATTAATGTTGGGTTTCCTGATGCCACTGAAAAGTTTAATATACCACTTCCTGAACCACCAAAATATATATTTTTAGTTGTAGGGTAAGTACTACCTAGTGTAAGTGTTTTTTGTGTTGCTGATGAATCTGTAATATACCAATCCACATCAGCATTCCAAGTGAGGGTTGTAGTATTTACAGAAATTAATATACCTGTACCTGTAAGATAAAGGTTTGCTCCTGTTATATTAAATGCTTTAACTAATCCTGCTGTGATACTTGAAATAACTCCTACATATAAATCATAAGTAGTTGTAAAAGTACCCTGACTCAAATAAATTCCTCCTCCAAATCTAACTATATCTTGACAAGTCCAAGTCCCCCCACCTGTAAATATAGCAGCAGCAGCCATTGTTTGACCATTAAAAGTAATAGTATTACTTAATGCTGAACTAAGTGTAAGATTGCCACTATAGCTTATAGTCATTGATGTTGTAGGGGCAAGTGTTAAACTTCCTCCTATTATTAAACTACTTGTACCACTTACTGAAAATGTTCCTGTATAATCTGATGTTCCTGATAATCCTCTAAAACTAAGACTAAGGCATGGTCTACTTGCTACAGTAAGTGTGCAAGTTCCACCACCTGAATTGGCATCAAAATAAACATTGTCTGAACCAGTAGGTACAGAAGCACCCCCTGCTCCACCTGATGTAGCAGACCAACGTGTTGTTGTGGTATTATCCCAATTACCTGTTCCCCCTACCCAATATCTATCAGCCATTATACTTTAGTTAAGTCAAGTTGTTGCAATACATAATTCTCTACTATTGTATCATCCACTCCCCAATTGTCAATAATAGACTGAGGAAGAGGTATAACCCCTTCTTTACTTACTGTTGCTCCTGACACTTTCCAAAATACATTTATCTCTGTAGGAAACAATGGAAAAGGTTGTACTATAATTTCTAATTCTGTAGCTGTTCCATCCAAAGGAAGTTGAACAAACTCTGTAGGTGTAATCTGCATGTTATTTTATTTATAGAATATGTTAATCACTAGATCATTTAAAGCTACAGCAACATTGTCACTATCTGCTAATCCTGTTACAGTGGTAATAGCTATTCCTGTAGAGAAAGCTATACCTGATGGAAGAGATACGTTAGCTGCTGATAGAGCAGGTATAACAAGACTATAAAATACACTTGCTCCTGCTGAAGGTGAGCCTGCTGTATTATGAAAAGCTACCTTCCTAGCTGAACCATTTGAATTATATATATACCATCCTGTAACAACCCCTGCTGATGCTTTTATATTTGTAGGATTTGTAGTGGCTGCAGATACTAAGTGGAATGTAGTATCGCCACCTGTAGCAGATGATGTAACTGTTATAGGAA